GCCAACCTTTAGTCTTTAGATGCTTAAGTGCTAAGCAATAATTAGGTTCATCATACTCTGTGTATCCATACCTAGACGCTACATAGTACCAATAGATATAGAACTGATAGTCATATGGCTTACCTTGCATAGACTTACTACGCATCTGATAGTAGCCATAGTGTGATCCATTAACTGCATCTATGTTGAATCTTGATTCTCTATAGATGATCTCGTTATGACATTGGTATTGCTTATCTGTTAATTGCTTATTGGCAAGTACTTTTATTGGCAGGTATTGAGCCTCTAATCTATCGGCGCTAGCCATAGATAGAAGTATCCCAATAACGATTGCTACCGAGCGAACTAGCCGCAAGCGGTTCGCTCTGAGCCCCTCAAGGGCTCTAGCCGTAGAGTGTACCGTGTCAGTCAAATACATTAAGATAAGTCCTGCTCAGACGGCGTGTCAACATCGAGTAATTGTTGTAACGCATAATAAGCCTGTTGAGGTACAACTCCATTACCAAGGATTTTGTACTTCTGTTGATCTGGAATATCCATGTCGGACACCCAGCCTTTTTCCAACCCCATCATGTATTCGATGAACTCTATATTGACTAAACCTTGATCCAGCGTTGCCGGCGGATCTTGCAAGCACAGGTCAGCGCATGTAATAGATCCGCGCCCCAATTCCTGTGTTTGCCAGTCGTGCGACCAGCCAGAGTGTTTGGGGTAGGCAACAATAAAGAGTCTTGCCCTTTGGTGAGGGGCTCCGACATCGCTAGCGCGTATAAGTTTCCATTTAGTGTCATACCCCAATTCGGTAAGGTCTCCAAGAACTCTGTCGAACCCAAGACTGAGATGCCCTCGGACATTCTCCAACACGATGAACTTGGGTCGTAGTATGCGTATTGCTTTTGTAATATGCGGCCAGATATGTCGGTCATCATTAGTTCCTTTCCTAGATCCTGCTTGGCTGAAGGGCTGGCATGGATAACCAGCCGTTAAGATGTCTATTGGTTCAACGCTTGACCAGTCAATCTTGCTTATGTCTCCATAGTTAACATAGCCAAAGCGTTCCTCTATAAGTTGTGATGCGTATTGGTCATACTCTGCGCACCAGACTGTCTCAGCGTTAAAGTAAGCCTCAACAGCCATGTCTAAGCCACCGTAGCCGGTGCAAAGTGATCCCACCTTCATCGGTTGTCCGTACTGTAGAAGCCTGAGCCTTTAAAGGCTATCCCGAAACTGCTGTAAATCTTTTTCATAGGCTCATGACATAAGCCGCATTCGACTAGATGATCCTCGTTAATTTTGAACTCCTTTTCGTAGCGCAAGTTAGCCTCACATGACTCGTTAGTGCATTCGAACTCATAGATAGGCATTACTGATCCTCACATGACTTGCAATAGCCAGCGACAGTCCATTCACCGCAGCCGGTACATCTGATTATGTCTGCATCTTTAATTACATCTTTGCGTTTGTCATACCCTGCTGCTAGGAGTAACTCCACCAGATCGCCAAGACGAAGCATTGCTACATATTCCTCAGCGTTCTCGCCTTGCCCATTAAGTCTAAAAGTGGCGAACCCCACTAGGCCACTTTCTTTAGTGCGACTTTCGATCTGGCGGAGTGTTCCCTTTACATCGAGTCCTGTGCGCGCCTTAACCTCGCAGTCGAACGGAACATTGAGAATGTCACGCCCAGAACCTCGACCAACCACAGCACCTTCCCACCAGCGCCGTAGATACTCTGCAACCACGCGCTCGGTGCGGAAGCCCCGATGCTTACGGCTTTGACTCATTGACCGCGTGGCACTTCTTGCATGACCATGTAATTGCAGTACCGGCTATCCAGAACGCTAGTTCCTCGCGTGGTACAGGCTCATTACATAAATGACAGATGATCCTAACCTGCAAAGCGTTTAGTAGTTCTTGATGTTTAGCCTTTTCTGCCAATTCATCATCGGTTGGGAAGTTCTCCCATTCACCGTCTTGGTTCATGAACTGTAGGCCGCTCATTGTCCTTCACGCACCTTCCAAGTACCGTCAGGCGCTAAGTTGTACCAAAGTACATCTTTGCATGCAAAGCAACTGAAGTTCGCCCAAGGCTTGTTCGTCTTATTGCTTACGCCTGTTTTCCATGTCATAGGCTTATGATCATGACAGTTGCGACATAGTGGAATGTCTTTGTCGATCTTAACTCCGCCTAATACTTCTTTGACTAGATCCACAGCAGCCTCAGCAGTTGGCGCTGGTGCTACGGCTTTAATAGTCCAAGGATCGTCCTCTGCTGGCATTGTGATCTTATCTGCTAACTTTTCAGCGAACGGCTTAGGTTCTGCTGCTTTAACTTTTGACATCTCCTCGCGGCTAGCGCGTTTGCCTTTCGTAGCGTAGCCTGCGTTAGCAAGTGCCCGACCGATCGCACTTGTTTCGCAGTTCTCAAGCGCGCTCGTAGAGTTGACTCCGCGAGTCGATACGGTTTCCTCTGCATAGCCAGTTGTCCAAGGGTGTGCATCCACTTCAGTTCTATAAATAGCAGCCTTAACAATAAATCGCTGAAGCGTTGACTCAACCAAAATAGTATCGATTCGACCATCTGGATGTTCCTTCCAGAACTTAACTAGGCGTTCCTCTACTGTCTCGTAATCCTCAAGATTAAACATATAGATCGTTCCCTTCAGTACTTAGTTGTCCTGCAATAGCGAGGTAACTGCAAGCATCGATCCATGTGTCGATCTGCTGGCTGTCCTCGATTGATCGCCCGACTTTGATGAGCGCGAGAATGACTGCAACTTGGTAATCTTCAACCGGCATCTCCAAGTAGGCTGAGATGAGCCTTGCTGCTCTCGACATATTGTCAGATGGATGACCGTAATGGAGTCCGCGTTCCTGATATAGATCCGTTGCGCTTTGTAAGATTTCACCATGCTTCATGATCTCACCTTATCGCGCTGTTCATAGTGCTTGCGCAGTGCGCGTCGGCCTTCAACATAGCCGGAATTGACGCCCATCGTATAAAAGACCATGATGCTGGCGAACCAGCCGAGAAGTAATAATCCGATCTCAAATAGTGTCATTATGCAGCCACTTCGTAACGATTTATTATGTGAGAAAAGGGAACTAGTTCAGTTGTAGCACCCCAAACGGCAGGATTAGGAACTGGAATAGGTTGCAAAGTTTTAGTATCTAAATACTGGATTTCTGCCTTATATGTACCAAGTTTTAGTACTTTGACTGGTCTAGTCATTGTTTTGTAATATTTCATATAATAAATTGAATTGACACGAATGTGCATTTTTTTCATTTTATACCCTTCATTTCCACCAGCCCTTCTGGTTTCCATGAGTACAACAATACGCTCGATCTATGACTTGTCTAGCATATTTAGATAACGGTTTGGTAACAATTCTCCGTCATCCATCGCATCGTCAATAGTGCGCTTTATGTCGTTATCTAGATCGTCCATACCTACGACCATGCACCTGGAATGTGCCATCCTTTTCCGCGTAGATTAGGTCAACCTGGACATTCTTGCCGTTCTCGGTAACGATGGCAAAGGCTTGCTGCCAGTTAGGCGTGAACGCGTATTTAGCGTGTTTTAGAAGCATTGCGTGTCCGACTTCGACACCGTGTAGAACTCGTCTTAAAACCCCGTTGGATGCCTCAGAATGGGCACTTCTACCTGCTCTGTGCGTGTGACCCATGATTACATTCTGACCCATGCGCTTAGCCTGGTTTAGTGCGCTCATGCCCGCGTTAGGGTTTAGCGCCCCTAGATCCCCATGAATAGCAACCCAGCCCTTGGCAATAGGGTATGGATCCTTCCAATACTTGATTCCCATCTCATCTAGCTTGAGGAACTTCTCAAACTTCAGCTCTGGCAATGCCAAGAACGCTGGGATCTTTTTCATGATTACATTGTAAAGACGATCCGTATGATTTGATCTAATGACTACGGCTTCCTTGGCATACTCGGTTAATGACCAGAGAACATCGACTGTGCGATCACGATCAGCAGCTAGTGTTTGCTCGTACCATCCTGGGGTTCCCTCATGCCATCGGCTGATCTGTGGGAGGTCGATCTCATCTCCGATAGTAACGACAGTATCGGGGCGAAACGCTTTAATAAATAAAGACATGTTCCTAACAAAGACTGGATCCTCGTAAGGGCACTGAAGATCGGGCACCACCACTGTGCGCTTCATATTTAATCCTCATCATCGTCATCGTCATAGGGGATGCGGTCGGGTAATGCGGGCAGCCAATTAGGCGTAGGCAGGATCGTTGCTGGATAGGTAGCGGGTTCTAAAAGAATGGCAAGCGATAACTCAACTGAGAATCCGCTTCTTCTGAGCGACTTGTAAAACTCATTCAGCCCGATGCAATACTGATCGAGCATGGAGTAAGCCTCTAGGTCGATAGCCTTCTTGCGAGCCATGGTTTTATTATCGCTCTAGGAGTATGTTATAGATCTCATCGACACGCGCGTTTAGTCGTTTAATCTCCGACAGCAAGTGCGTGATTACATAACCAGCCAAGCCACCCACTATCGCAAGCGTGGCAATATAAAGATTTAGGAGGTCGGTCTGGCTCATTTGTCTCGGTCGATCTCATCAACCGCTGCCTCTATTGCATCAACGATTACATCTTTGACAGCCTTCTTGGCTCGGTAAGACTTTATAGCTGCACGAATGGCTGGAATTGCCATCAAGCCTAGTCCTGCGATAATTGCTGCTTCCATTATTTTCCTCCTAGTAACGGGATATTAAAGAACGAGCCATCCGAATCACCCTTGCTGCTGAAAGATATATGGCAATGATGAGTGTGCTTATTGATCCCCGTGTAAGTTCTCCAGCGCCATGCGCTCTTGGCGCTTGCGATCTTGCCATCAAAGATAATGTAACTGATGCGTTTATCAGACTTTGCCAGTGTACGAAGTTGATCTGCCACATCGGGCATGAGGTCGGGCTTTGGTTTTCCCGATAGATCGCGGTCAATGTCGATGGCACGAACCCAGCCCTCGCCATCTGGATTATGGTCAGACTTACGAGCTGAGTGGCGACTATCGCCGATCCAGCCGTCCGAGGTACGGTCACGATCGCCGAAGCAGTCATCGAACTGTTCACGGAGTTGTTGACCAGCCTTGCATAACTTGGGTTTCATCCCAGTAGTAGCGCCAATTCATCTGCTGTTAACCCTAAACGGTCTGCGATAGCAGCCTTAGCCTCAGCCTTTTCCGCTGCTGCTTGCTCCTCGTCTGCCTTCGCTTTTGCGTAAGCGATCGCATCTGCTTCGCGCTGCTTGATTTCCTCGGCTGTAAGTTCTACCTCAGAGACTTCGCCTGTCTCGCAGTTTACGATGATCTTTGTGTCTGCCATTTTGTCTCCTATGATTTGAGTATGCCGTAGAGTGAAGCGGTTGTGTACTGAGCAAAAAGATTAGCGCTTGGCTCTAACTTTAAAGAAGTAATTGCAGAAGTTAGATTTACCAAAGTTGCAAGCATAGTAGCGTAAGCAGTAGTTCCATTGTTTTCGGTCACATTGTCGGTTGAAATAGACTTTTGAGTTGTGCCAAAAGCATTAGGAATATAGATTTCAAAAGAACTGAAGGTTGATGCGGTGTCTGTGCTCATTGTTTCATTTCCTACATAGCCAAAAGCGCTACCATTGCTGGAAGAAGCCGCTGCGCCTGAACCCTGTAAGAAGCGATAAGTTCCAGTCGAAGAATTGCCATTAAAGGATATCTTAACTGCTCCGTCTGTGCTGCTATTTCTTGCGCTTAGTTTTACGACTAGGTCGGTATATGTACTAGGGATAGAAGTAAACTCAATGTTAGCCGCGCCACCAGCGCCAACGGTTACGGTGCTTCCAATTTGGATATAAGTTGCCATTATGCCGCCTTAATTCCGTATAGGGTAAAGGTTGAGCCAGCCGCATAATTTGCTCCGTTGGTTGAAGTGTAAAGAATTGTGCTAATAGCCTCTGGAGTTTTGCGCCACAGACCAACCGTTGCGCCAGTTTCACCGTCTGCAGAGTTTATTTGATTATTGCGGCTTAAAACGGTTTTGTAGGTTGTGGTGTTTGCATAGTTGAAAATATGGCTTATGAATGTAGCGAAGTTAGTGGACTCAACTCCTGCAACATAATCGCCTGTGTAAAGGTAAGTAGCGTTAGAACCGCGTGATGAAGAAGCGGTTGAACCGTTGACATAAAGCCAAGTGGCAGAATAATTGCTTGTCGTGTCTCCGTTAAAGCGCAGGGCTGGAGTAGCAATAGTTGTGCTATCTGCTTTAATTGAAGCCACGATAATCAAGTCCGTATAAGTGCTAGGAATACTGCTAAAGGTATAAGAAGCCTGTGCGCTGCCTAGTGTTGTAGTCGCTATTGGTTCATATGTTTTAGCCATTATTTGACCCCATAAAGCGCGAAGTGAGAATACTGAGTGAATGTACCGCCAGAGTTAATTGCAACGGTAGTAATTGCAGAGGTCGAACGATACCCACCGCTGACCAGAGTAATCTGACCGCTACCGTTTGAGTCTGTACCGTTAAGGGTTCTAACGGTTTTGTATTTATTAGTGTTGGCGTAGTCCAAGATGTCTGTGATATTAGGACTTGGATTACTGGTCGAAGTCGGCGCTAAGAAGTTTTGCAATATCTTATTAGTGTTAATTGAGTTGCCAGCAGATGCGCTTGAGCCGTCACCTGTAAGGTTGTGCATCGAATAATTGTTACCAGTATCGCCGTTTAGGGTGATGTTGTACTGCAACCCTGAACCGAATATAAAGCAGCGAACCTGTAAGTGTTTATAGGTCGTTGGAATACTGCTAAAAGTGATGTTTGCCTGACCACCTGCGCCTACTGTGTAAGTCTGAATAGACTCATAATCGCCCACCGCAGGGGTTTCGCCCCCTAGTAGAGCGACCGCGTTATTGAGCATTAGGCAATAGCCCCCACGACATACCAGTTATTTGCAGAGGTCTGAATCAGTGCGCATGACTTGTATTGGTTTAGGACTGGGCTTGCTGCTGTTGCTCCAGCAGATAGAACTGTTACGCCACCTGAGCCAGAGATCGTTACTGCGCCAGCGCCTTTGTTTAGGACTGTGATTACTGTGCCAACTGGAAAGGCTACGCTTGCATTTGTAGGGATCGTCATGGTCGAAGCTGAGGCGTTCGAGCGGGTGACTAGCACCTGATACTGGTCGGTCAATACTGGTGTGTAGGTTGTGCCTGTTTGGTCGTTAAGGGTGAAAGACACCAACCCGTTGTACATAGCTGCACTAAGGACATCGCCCGTCGATGATGGAAAGCCTGTTGCCATTTATATCTCCTAATACGCCATGATAGATGTGCCGATTATACCTGATACAGCCGACCCAATTATGAAACCTTCAACAATAGGTTCCAGAGTCGTGACAGTTACGCTCATGGCATTAGGCGTTATATTCCATGAAAGTCCCTGGGTCTGTAATGTTTTAATAATAGTTGATCCGTCTGGCTGGACATTAGTAATTTTTAGATTTGAGAAGTAGTCCAGGGCAAGCATGGTCGCGGTGGGAACATCTGGATCTAGTAGATCGACCGTCATGGCATCAATGCGAATAGTCGTTTCAGCTCGCGTTGCTACATAGATCTTGGCAATGTTCAAGGTGTCCGCATCAGTCTGGGCTACCAAGTTAGATTCATTTAACTGGTGAGGGAAGTACTTGGCGATCGATGCTGAGTTCTCCGACACCTGCTGAGTCCCACCCACGCGGGTCATGCCCGCGCTGTTAATAATTAACTTATCGTCGAACGCAAAGGTCAGGTTGCTATATGGGATGCCAGTGGTCTGGTTAAACTCGATCGGAGTCTCGCCATACTTCTTGATTACATTGTTGCGGTTTAGGAATATGGCTGTTCCCTCGGAGTTAATAAAGAAAGCGCCCTGCTCTGAGAACTCAGCGTTCTTTAGGGCATCTAAGGCTGTGCGAGATGTTGACGGATCGACCACACAGGTCGTGTTGCCCGTATCGATCGTACGCATCGAATTAGGAAACTGCACTTGAGATAAGATGCGGTTAATACGAGTTCCAGTATCTTGTCCAGCCGTGGCATCAGCTACTGTGGTTATCCCAGCCTGTTGCATGAGTCTAAAAGCGTCGGAGCAGATTATGTCCACATAACCTATTTCCTGCCCTTGCGGGTAGGTGTACTTATACTCAGTTGTATAACCAGAGAATAGGAAGTAACCAACTCCTCCGACTGTTGCCGATACGCGCAACTTGCGAAGTGGAGTTAGAAAGCCAAAGTAAGGTGAGTTAACATTTTGAGGATTAAACGCGCCGTCTGGATCGATCACTCGAACGGTGCAAGTGCCAGCCTCGTATGTATCGCGCATAATGTTGCGACCGCGTTTAATGCTGATCTGTCTAACATTAGGAGTTAGGTCAACTGTAGGTTCTGGTGTTGTTGTCGAAGCCAATGTGCCCGTTCCAAGAACGCCGTACTTCTCATCACCAATAGTAAAGGGATACCCGAAGGTAGCGCCTGATGTGAAGTCGAAGGATACGGCTATCTGAGCTGGCAGGGTCATGGTCCGAAAGATCCACCTTGACGGAATATGGCAGCAAACTTAGCTTGTAACGAATCGTTGAGTAGGCTGTCTCGAATTACATCGTTCAGACTTTCCTGAGCGATAATCGATCCCGCGTTAACATTGACGGTTACATCTACGCCAGCGGCGCTAGTGAATTGAGATCCCTGTGGCAATGAGTATTGAGTACCAGTTACGCCATAACCTGATGCCATCGATGTCGGAACCGCTTGCACATTACCAGCGGCAATGCGAGCAACTTGAGACTCGATCATATCTAGGTATGACTTCCAGGCTGTGAATGGATTCTTGGCATCAGGAACGCTGGCTAGGTAAGCAGCTAGTTGTTGTGATAATCCTTGAGCCTTAGCAATTTCGCCAGCCAGTTTAGATGCCTCGGTTGTATTGCCAGTTAAGATCGCTAGTTGTAGTTCTAAACGCTTGCGTTCCTCAGCCGATACCTCACCCTTTAGGGCTGCAATAATTTGTGTCTGCTGAATATCGAATAGGGTTCCAGCCTTGGTTAACGCGGTTTGT